GTATACGCACTTGAAACCAATGCTACTTTGAAAGTATCGGTATCTAAGTCGATAGTTCCATCAGCAATGTACTTTTTCATTGAGCTGTAAAGTGTAATTGAAGCTGCCATTTTATTTTTCCTTTAAATGATAATTTTTACTATTTATACTTTAAATTGTAGATTCAGCATAAACAATGAATGCGCCACGAAGTGGCTTTTTTATAACACCGGCTGGTGAAGTTAATTCAACATCATAAACAAAATCTTTACTTTCTAAACCAGGTGTCATTGAAATTGATGTAGTGTCTGTTGGAGGTAAAGTAATAATCATATTTGAACCAACAAAGGTTATCTTGCCATTTGCTGTTGAAAAAGTTATGATTGGAGTACCTGTATCATTCCACTTGTTTCTAACTTGCCCTATGGCAGTATAACCAGTAAAATCCCAGCCAGTTCCAGAGCCATCAACACAACTGAAAGTAGCAACAAAAGTTTCGCCTTTAATTACTTCAATGTCAGTGTCTTGTATCTTTGCTAAAGTTGTCATTTTAATCCTTATTATGAAATGTTATTTCCATCAATTGCATAACTATAACTATCAACACTAGTTGTCATTGTAGCACCTGACCCTGTACGATTTTTTGATATCTCCGCATATATTTTATAGGTGTGACCTGGTATCAATACACCCAAGGCACCAAACGTATATTTAATATTATGTGTTACAATATTTGTTTGACCAAAAATAGTATTACCAAATGCTGATAACAAATACTCATAAGACGTTTCGCCAGGAACATCTGTACCGCCAGTTACATCATATAATCTAAATCTTATTAAACAGTTAATTTGTTCAGTTCCGCCAGAAGTAATTGCGCTGTTTGAAACACACATCATAATATAACCAGTTACTATACCATGACCAGAAGAAGGCACAGTAAACTGAATGTTTCCTTTTTCATACCAGGTATTCCAATTTGAAATGGTTATATTAAAAAATGATGATGATGTGCTAAAAGATGCACTGGAAACAGTTGCTGTTGGAGTAATATCTGCTCCACTTATACCAGGAACAATTAAAGCAACACCACTTGTTAAACCAGTTGGCTCCCAATCTCCATTTGTATAACCAAATAAATTTTTTGATCTAATCCAAAAATATCCAGTACTACCAGTTGTATCCTGCCAAAAATATGTATTAGCACTTTTTACTTCTGTTACTAAAGTAGCTAATGATCTATCATTTGTAGTAGCAAACCAAATTTCAGTAGACCAAACATCTCTATCTAATTCTGGAATAACCCATTCGAGATTTGCGCCACCTAACGTTGCATAAACAGCAAGTCCTGAAAGAGACGGTGGCGCAACATTAGTAAGATTAATAATTGTCATTAGCTAATGTCGAAGATGCCGGCTGCATTCCACTGAATTGTTAGCGTATTGCCTGCGGTTGTAGTTACATCAGCTGGAGTATTATCAAGTAAAATATAAGCAACTAGTGGGTTTACAATTGAGTTTGCTGTACCTAATTTATAAATTACAGCATAACGTGCAACTATTGAACCACCTGAAGCAGTCCAGACAGTATCTGCTGCATCAAATGTAGAAGTAGCACCAGATCTTGTAAATGTTACAGATGATAGAGTGGCTCCACCATTTGTATAACCATTTGCAGTACTTAACTCATTTGTTATGTCTGCATAAACAGTATGAGCAGAAGCTGATGGAGTATAAGTACTTGCAACAAGAGCAACCTTGAAAGTGTCAGTATCGACATCAATGGTTCCATCTGCGATGTACTTGCTAAGACTATTATAACGAGTGATTGAAGCTGTCATTTTTTCCCCTTATGGATTAATTATTGGTTCCCACATTGCAATTGACAAACTAAGTAAATTAACGTCAATGAAATTATTTTTGGTTATAGAAATTGTTGGTGTTGAGCTATTTATTAAGAAACTAAAGTTCAAAATATCAATTGCATTATTTTCTGTTTTATTGATGATTGGAGTTTTCATTCCAATTACTAAATTAGACATTTTAGGAACTACTACAAGTTTAGTGTTAGATGCAAAAACTCCTACAGTTTTCATATCAATTACTAAACTTGCAGTTGGAACAGAAATATAGTTATACTGAGTACTCATAATAGTTGGAATTTTCATTCCAACTACTATGCTAACCTTAGGAACATTAATATAAGTTACATTTCCAGATACAAAAGTTATAGCCTCTTCATAATCAAAATAAGGAAACTGTGAAAACTTTACAATATATGTACCCGGCACTGTAGTTGTTATAGTTGCAGTTCCTGAGGTTATATCGATAGGCGCAATGTTTTTGACCTGTTTAGGTGTTATAATATTGCAAGATGTTGGGTTAGGTAATGAAGTTCCGAAAGTTATTGAACTTAACCCGTCTGCTGAACCAACTGTATGGTTCCAACTATTATAATCAACAAAGTAAGGTTTAAAGGTTTTTACACCACTTGGAAAGTAAATTATCATTGGATCATCATCATGATCACATAATGCTAAAGTGTTATTGACTGGAATGTTATAATAAAGATCTGAGATTGCATTTGGAAATATATCATCTACTGTGAAAACATTACTAATCTCTCCGGTAGTGTTATCATAAGTTACATAACGTTGAATTGTCATTTTTACCTCAAAAGTGTTTGAACGTAAATACCATGGCCTTTCATTGAAAGACTAATATCATTAATTATACTTGGGGTTCCTGTTATATAATTGACATTTTTTGTTATAGTTCCACCATTACTAAAGATGCTAACTCTATACTGAGTATTTGGTTGAAGTGTAGTTGATCCAAATAATACGTTAGAACCACCTGCACCAATATTGAAATTTACACTTACAGAACTTCCGCCAACCACTAAACTGCCATCATTAAATTTTGCGCCAGTCGAAGGGTTTATAAATTGACCAGTATAAACTGTATTTCCATCTGAAACTCTAACAACCTTTATTGCTATTTGTAAATTGTGAGATAGTGTATAACTATATGTAGAACTACCAATAAGACTGATTGAACTATTATCAGTAAGAGTAGGAATTGAAATAGCTTGTATAAAAGTATTGAAAGGTCCATTTACACCTGTTGGATTTGGTGTAGTAAAGGTCAAAGAGTATATTTCAATTGCTGCAATATTTACTAATTGGCTAGAAGTTGAAGACCCTGAAATACTACCTAATGTAGCAATTGTAGCACTTGTAGCAAACCTAACATCAGAAATAACTCCATTTTTTAGCTGTAAAGTATCAATTGTCGCATCTGTTATGTGAGCACTACCACTAATCAACTTACCGATTTGTGCTGAGTTTGTTATTAGTAACCCTGAAGTAAGTTGATTAGCTCCAATTGATTGAGAAATAATTTTATTTCCATCAATAATTGGCTTTCCATTTGAAACAAGTAAATCATTTCCACCTTTATAAACTGCAACAACATCATATCCAATAGTAAGAGCAGTAGAGTAACTTGTTGTTGTTGCAAGAACTCCAGTTCCATAACTATAGTAAATGTACATTATACCAGTAGTCCAAGTTGCACTACCTGCAGCTATTGCAGTTGTAGTCTTAGTTCCACCATAACTTGCATCAACCGAACCAGCTCCCCAACTAACAGTATTTCCAGAAACAGTGAAGTCTAAACCTGAATAGATGAAAACATATCCACTATCAACAGAAGTTGTCGTATCAGTGTATGTTGATGTGTAGTTAAGACCTGTTTTACCAAAATAATCATATGCAGCTGCTTTATAGTAGTAAGTAGTTGCCGGAGTTGATTTTAGAGTTATCAGTTTATCAGGGCCATCATAAACAAGATTAGTAGAAGATGGTGTAAAACTAGAAGTAGTATCTCTATGTAAAACATAACCATTAATGTCAGTATCTACTCCATTATCCGCAAGGGTTATGAATGACGAATTATCAGTACTTTGGACTGTCATACTGATCATCGCAGGCGCTGCATTAGTGAAGGTTTTTGATGCATATGTGGTACTTTTTCTATTCACTGCATCAACAGCATAGACTCTTACATTGAAAGTTCTCTGTACTCCATTTTCTATCACCATATCATCATAATAATATGTATAAGACGTTTGATCTATTCCAATGAACTGAGATCTTATCATTGCATCAGCAGCATTTCGAATTTCAACATAATACTGTGAAGTTTTTGCATTTGGAAGATTAGCATTTGCAGGATTTTCAGTCCAAGAAAATGAAAGATCCTTAGTAGTGAATGTAGTTCCAGTAGTTCCTGTGATAAAGAGATTAGTTGGAGGCAGAATTGTAGTTACTGCTGCATCTATAACTGACTGCGCTGTCGCAGGAAGAGATATTTTACCATCTACTCTAATTGCAACAATTTCAACTTTGTATGTGCCATCCGTAACATTTTTGATTGTAAAGTCTTTTGTTGAAACAGTTTCATAGGCAGACCAAGGGTTCAACTCACGTAACCAACGTATTCTAAAGTCGAGAACATTTGGATCAGTCTGTTCCCATTTTACGCGTAAATCAGCCGTCTTTCCATAGACATTATCATTATAAGTAACAGTTTGGAATGTGATATTTGTTGGTGTAGCAACTGAAGGTTGGCTAAAGGTATTAGAAGTTGGTTGAGTTGCAATTGAAATATTTTGTTCAATTGCGCTCCATTTTAAAGGATCATAGAACTGCGCATTTATTGAATAAACACCACGCTCACTTTCAGTTATTGCAATAATCTTAAAGTTTCTTGGAACAATATGTCCTGTTGAATAACAAAAGAACTCTTTATTTGTATAATCACCAGTAGGAAGAGCACTATCAATTGTCACAGTACTTACAGTTCCTGCAGCAGAAGTTATAGTTCTTTCAATAATGTTATCATTTGCGATATTTGTAAAACCAATCTTGTAGGTATAGCCACTATCAAGAGTTACAGGGCAAGAAAGAGTTACAGTTGTTTCAGATACATTACTTACACGACCTGCTAAATATGTGTTTTCATTTGAAATATAATCATTATCCATTAGAGTTACAACATCACCAACTTGAACATCTACTACATTCAATGCAAGGCTAAATGTCACTAAGTCTGCTTGTTTTGCTTCTGAGTAAAGTACCCATCTTGCCATACGTTGAGCATAACTTTCAGTTACACATCCAAATGCAACAAGGTCTTGAACATTATAACCCCAAATATTTTCACCATTGCCATAATTGACAGTATGAGTTGCGCCTGAAGTATTATTTTCGACTGAAATAGTTCTTGGAAGATAATAATTATTTTTATCATTGAAAGTTACATTCACTGCAGTAACGCGGGCTGCTGCATCAACAGTAGAATAAACAAAACTGCCTTCTATAACATTAGCATTTGTTATGATCTTAGTTGCTGTAGTAGGTCTGTCTTGAATAAGAGTGATCTGATTGCCTGCCATCGCAAGATTAGCACGCATATTTGATGCTACAGCATGTAATAGTTGCCAAGCATCAGATTGCTGTTGAATAACAGAGTTGAAGGTATAGCGTACTTCATATCCACCTTTTCCATCTGGTACTAAGCCATCATTATACACAGAACAATTATAGAACTCCCATTTATCAACAAGAATAGTTTGATTTAGATAAGTTGCGACACCATAACGAGTATTAGTCAATAAGTCATAAAGTATCCAAGCAGTGTTGTCTGTCCAGGCAGTAGTAAATGTTCCATCCCAAGACCCAGTATAAACACGAGTAGTTGGGTTATAGTTGCTTGGTATTTGAACCTTTAGACCAATAACATCATATCCGCGTGTCGGAATTTGATTACCAACACTTTCTGCCGGTACAGTAAGACCTACATATGCAGTATTATTATAAGTTTCAACAATCTCTTGTATTTCTGTCCATCGTGCAAACTTGAAAGAAGACTTCATTGATGCTAATGTATCATCAGCTGAAATACGACGTACTCTAATATCCCAGTTTGCCGCAGGTGCAGTTACACGATGTGATATTTCATAAGAAGAAGTGGTTTTGCCAGTAAGAGTATGATTAACAACTTCTGTCCAAGTTCCAGAGGCAGTTGGTTTTACATCAATAGCATAATTTACAGAATATCCATTTAGATCACCATTTGAAGTGTCTTGTTTCCATAGACCGTCTGGCAACATAATAGTTACACGTGCAGCTTGAACTCCTGAACCAATAACTGATTGAGTTGAAGGTGAATCATAAGTAACATTTACATTTTTATTTTGTTCGGTCTCTATTGAACTGAAACCAGGGATATAAGTTTGACTTGGAAGACCATAACGCTGATCAAAAGATACATTAGTAAAGTTATAACTTCCGTCAGAGTTCTGTATAGGAGTTGCATTCAAAAATGCCCCTTTTGCACCACCAACAACACCAACAATTTCACCTTCTGAAAGTACTTCAAGAACGCGAACAACTGCAGATGATCTAAGAGTGTTAGGAGCTTCTTGTGCAGCACGCGCTTGACTATTCTTTGATCCACCACCACCACCATTATGAACCTTTATCCATTCTGCTTTTCCAGTGGTTACTTCACAAGTTGTGCTAACGAAGTAAGTATGAAATGGAGAAACTTCAAAGTTATAAACCTTGAAACCTGGTTCATAGGTTTCACAAGATGTTCGTTTGATTGATGTGATTTCAAGTGTCT